CAGTGCCCAACATGATCTCTTTCGCGAGGCGTTGGCAGGTATGCGTCGGACGAAGGGCGGAAACAAGAAGGTGGGCGTGACTTACCACTTGGACGAAGAAGGAACTCGCCATTCAGGCGACGGATCCACGTCCTGTGGAAACACTCTTGCCAATGCAGCTATTTTCGAATCAGGAAAACGGCAGCATGGCATAAGTGGGTTGTGTTACGCTATCTTCTTGGGCGACGACATGTGGTGTGTCACTACTCGGGCCAATGCGGCCAAGTTGCAGGCATATTATTCCACTAATCCATACGGTATGAACTATGGGATGGGCGAAGGATTCAAGGAAACGGCTGTCAATACGGACGGCGATTACTCCTCCTTCTGCTCGCACCAATTCGTACCGTGTAAGGCCGGGTTTGCTTTTGTACCAGATCCGAGGCGTCTCTTTACAAAGACGTTTTGGATGTCAACTGCACCACCCGGGTCACCGCCATGGACGCCAGCAGAACGGGCCTACCACGCCAAGGTCGTGGCCATGGGCTTGTTGCGGGCGGCCGCTCCGGCTGATTTGCTTTATGACGTTCTCCATGCCATCTCGGTCATGGATGTTCCTATGGTCAAGAAAAAGCGCGCAAAGACTATTCAGAAAATGGCAAGTCATGACGCGCAATATAAGATCGGTAGGGACCGCGGGAACGTCCTGCACCGCGAGGTGCAGGGTAATGAGCGGATCATTCTGTCGTTGTATCCTGTGCTGAATAAACTCACACCAGACGAAATCGCCACGGCCATCTTGGCCAATGGTTTTGTCTCATTGTGAGTCAGCGGCATGACCTGGTACGTCGTTAAACTGACCCCGCTCTGCTGGGCGTCACCAGTGGAGCACCAGCATGTGTCTAAACTGCTAGCGGGCCGCCTACTACTTTAGGCGGCCTCCGGCCGGGTGCCGACCCCAAAACCCGGCCAGGTGTGTGTGTACGATATTGTAGGCTGAGGTGTCGTAAATATGACTTCCTACGATATTACACAAGCTAACCAGGCCGCTGATGACTTTCTCAACCTTATGGTTGATCAACGATCGCCACCAGCCGCCCCACCCACATCCAGATTTGTGCAGCTCGTCCCACTTAAGCTCCGGGCCGACTACACAATCGCCACCAACGCCGACGGCAACTTCTACGGAATTGCCGCGGACAACATCACCAACCACTTCGGTGAACATTCGTTCACCGCAACCACCACGACGCTTACCAATATGGGGCTCACGCGGTCCTCGCATCCGCTTGAAGCCAGCTTCGACTCAGCCTTTGAGACCTATGTCACACTCGGCTACTCATTGCACCTCCAATATATTGGACCCAAGGACACCGCTTCCGGGTACACAAACGTCATCGTCGGTGAATACAACGCTCTCACTCTCCGAGCCTACGGCGACGCAACCTCTTCCGCCACCGCCGCTAATTGGAACGTTTTCGACATCACCGATGTCGGCAGCTGGCCCCACTCCACCACCTACGAAGCCACAGAAGACATCCACGTCAATGTGGCCAGTGAC